AGACGATTGGAAATGAACTGGCGGCTGACGGTCGCGTTGAATTAGGTGTTATCGTACATGAGTAAGAAAAAACCGACTGGGTTTGTGGCTGAATGTCAGTGCGGGTTAATAATTGGCGCACTTGATTACAACAGAACCAATAGGCAAGAAACTGGCAAGATTATAGAGAAATGGTTACATGACGGTTGTAAGGTTATCCCGAGGTTTGATAGCAGTTGGCAAGTGACATGGAACGCTTGCAGATGTGACGTATAACTAGGTAATTGTCTAAAAATACACCTGTTTTGCCTATCAAATAAACACCGCTATATTTGCAGTGTATTTTAGTTTAAAATCAAACCCATAAATATAAATTATGGTGTGGCGATGAAACCTAACGAAGATTACAACGAGTATTGCAAGCGCTGGTCAAAATGCCGGGCTTTTGCGTTTGGTGACGAGCACGAGATAAAAGAACTGGCGTGTGAGGTCCTGCCGATGCTGGTCGGTGAGAAAAAAGAGGACTATACCGCGCGGATTAATTACGCCCATGTCGATAATAAAGTCAGCGCGTCAATGTGGATTTATAAGGGGTTGGCATTCAGAAAGCCGCCCGTTTTGTCACAAGTCACAGAAAAGCAGCATGCGCTCTTAGACAACCTGGACGGGCGCGGAACCAACATAGTCGAGTTTGCAAAAAAGCTCCACGCGGAGCATTTAGCCGTTACCCGCTATGGTTTGTTGCTTGATGCCGACCCAGGTATCGCAGGTGAAAGCCTGGAGGATTACAAAAAACGCGGTGGTCGGGTAAAAATATGCTTTTACAGCGCTGAGTCAATCCTTGATTGGAATTGCGCCAATGGTCGGCTCAATTATGTGCTGCTCAAAGAAGAAACCGAATCGGTAGGGTTTAACCCGGCTGACGGTGGTTTCAAAAAGTCTGAAGAGGATATTTACCGGACACTGGACGTTCTGGATGGGGAATATCGCGTTATGCGCTGGCGTAAAAAGCAAGATGCGGCGGCAGTCGGCGGCAATGAGTACGAATTAATCGAAGCGCCGACATACCCGGAAATGGGCGGAGCATTGATGAATTTTATCCCGTTCAAGATTTACCCGGATGTGGAGCCATCAGTACCTATGATTATGGGACTGGTTAATGCGAATATTGCACACCTGAAAGCCGACGTCATGGACGCTAATTTGTGCCGGTTGATTGCCACGCCGACGCCATATTTTGCCGGATTTAGTGAGCTTTCAGACCAACAGAAAAAAACCGAGATAAACCTAAGCGCAGCCATCATAACAAATAACCCAAATGCAAAGTGCGGCTATCTGGAAATGGCCGGAAGTGGTGCCGCAGCGATCCAGGCGAGAATGGCGCGGCTGTTGGATGAAATGGTGGCTGAGGGTTCTAGCCTGCTCAGGGAATCACCAAAGGGCGTAGAAACAGCGGAAACTGCGTCAATACACGCAATGGGCGATAACTCTAAGCTTGCCGAGGTTTCGCTATCTGTTGAGAGCGCTCTGAATTGGTCCGTAAATCTATTGTTCCAGTGGTCAGGTATTTCCGATAACAACGATTTAAAAATCGAGCTGAACCGGGATATGATGCCGTACCCGATGACGCCGCAGGAACTCGATAGTTTTGTCCGGGCGCATCAAACCGGGGCGATCAGTTATCAAACGCTGTTTTACAATCTGAAAAAGGGTGAACTAATAGAGAATGGCCGGACGATTGAAGAAGAGCAGGCGGCAATAACTGAGTTGCCGTAAAATTGATTTTAATCTAAAAAATAGGGGTAATTAATGGGTAAAAATGGCCATGAGTTGAGTTATAACGGAATATTTTCAGCGCTAGGAATACAAATATGGTACAGGACTTCTAATATTTATCATTTTTCTAGAATACTGGTTTTCATTGATAAAATGAGAAACTATAGTGCTGAAAAGGACGTCTTGAGAGTTCATTTTAACGAGAAGTTAGACAGTATTAGGGTAGTGGTAAGCGGTAGTCACGATCACAAATATGACCAAATAATCGGGATTTGTGCGGATGGGTTTAAGTCTTTCGAAATCGTATCATCTGATGACACGCTTGACGCTCAAGATTATCCAGGGGATAACCTGCCAGAACAGGTTGACTTTAATGGTATCAATGACGGCAGACTAACATCTGCACAGATGCTGTTAGAGATTGCGTTAACTGATTCGCCCTTTAAAAAGTCTCGGCTAATTTCAGCAGCACACGATTTAATCCAAAACAAACACCAGGAAGAGGCGCATAATTTCAAGTTGCCGCTTGAATATGCCACATTGGTTTTATTGGAGATAATCGAGTCATCGGTTGATGATGATTGATGTTGATTTGTTTTAAAAAATAGCACAAATTAACCGGATAAATTGGAGGCCGTATGGGGTTTAGAAAAGTAGGTGAAGAAACAAAAGTAATATCTGTTGAAGAACAATTTTGTGATATTTGCGGAAAAACCATGCCAAACGGACAATACCCAAAACTAGAACTGGAAATAGAATGGAAAGAGTTTAGATATGATGGGGATCAGGCAGCTCATTTTGATATTTGTTCGTTTGATTGTCTCGCAAAAAAAGCAACTGCTCTTAAAAATTAACCGGATAGCTCGATTGAGCAAAAGCAGGAGTCGTTACCCTGTTTCCGGTTAACCATTCATAACCATTCATAAAGATTACGCTTCCACGCTTAAAGTATCACGGGGCGTTGACTGAGGGGATGTGATATAATTAATTTGTGGCTAGGCTTGCAATCCGAAAGCAGATTTATCACCTGTTGCCACTTCCATTCGATAAACCTAAGATAAAGGTATCAAAATGCAAAAACTAGTTACAAAAACAAATTCCGATTTATTGACCGACTCACTTATCGTTGCAAGTGGCTGTGAAATTCAGCATGCCAGTGTTATAAAAATTATTCGCAAGTACAAAGATGACTTTGAAGAGTTCGGCTTGCTCGCGTTTCAAATCCAACCAAGATTAAAAGGTAAGCATGGCGGCGGCGACACTGAATACGCGCTTTTAAATGAAGACCAAGCAACGTATTTAATCACGCTGTTTCGTAATAATGATGTTGTTCGCGCATTCAAAAAACGTCTTGTTCATGAATTTAGGCGGCTGATTAACGAAAACAACACGCTAATTAAGCGACAATGCTCACTAGACTGGCAACAAAGCCGAGAACACGCCGCGCTCGAATACAAAGTCATGTCCGCCACACTGCAGGAAGTACGCAAACTATCTGGCAAAGATACCAAATCGCACCATTACATGAATGAGGCTTTGCTTGTTAATTTTGCCATGACTGGAAACTTCAAAGGCGTTGACCGCAATACATTAAACGCCCGTGAATTAAACGTCCTGAAAACCCTTGAAACTCGAAACGCTGTTTTAATCGGTGCAGGTCTTGACCGTGAAACCCGAAAGGCGACATTGATTGACCTATACAATGAAATGACTATTGACCGATTGGAATAAAATGCCCACATCAATTGACGACAAAATCATAACCGACTCGCTTTACCTTAACCGCTTTGACGCCCAGCAGCGGAAAGAGGTAGAGGCGCTGCTAAAACAGATGAAGCGCGAGCTGTTGGCGATCCTGTCTGAAAAATACCTGCTTGAAGCCACAAAACGGCAGGTCCAGGCGCTGATAAATGAAACCGATGCAGTGATAGACACCGTTTATCATAATGCAGCTGGACAGCTTGATATTGAACAGTTATTTATGCACGTAGTCGGCACGGCGCAGGCAGCAGTTCAAGCGGCCATCCCGATCACAATAGCCGCGGGGTTGCCGACGGTCGGACACATGAAGAGCATTATGTCGAATGTGATGTTTGACGGTTCGCCCTTGGCCGCCTGGTGGGATAAGCAAGGGAAGGATGTCAAATTCAAGTTCGGCGGCATTATCCGCCAGGGTATCGTCCAGGGCAGCGACTATAGCAAGCTGATAAACCCGGTTAACGAATTGCTTGATTTGAAGACTAAGCGGGATGCGTTCGGCTTGGTCCATACCTCGATTCAAACTGTCGCAAATGATGCGAGAATGGCTGTATTTGAGGCAAATGCGGATGTGATAAGGTGCTTGGTTTGGGTCGCGACTCTTGATTCCCATGTCTGCCCGCTATGTATTGGTCGCAGCGGTAAAAAGTGGAAAGTAGACCGGACGCCTATAGGTCATAAAATACCGTTCCAGTTGCCGCCCATTCACGTAAAAGATAGGTGTATAATTTCTGGGCAGTCAATCTACACCCCAAAAGAATCAACACCAGGCTTTGAGCGAGCAAGCTCCATCGGTCCGGTTGATGCAAAAATCACGTTTGATGAATACCTTAAGCGAGTGCCCCCCGCGCAGGTCGAAGAGATGTTAGGGAAAGGTCGTTATCAACTCTGGAAAGATGGTAAGATAACGACATCACAATTGCTTGATCAGACTGGGCGGGAGTTGACGCTTAAGCAGTTGACTGAGAAATACGGGTAAATTTTGACGGCTTGAATCCAAGCCGTGAGATTAAGAATGCAATGGGTAATACGAAGACTGGGTCATGACCAGCACCCGAAAGCATGGTGAGTTGCGCCACCTTAAAAAGTCCTTTAATACGTTCCTGGGTTGGAAGCGCATGACAGCTGGAAAGACAGCGCATTTACTTATGCCAATTAATAAGTGCGTGTACTATTTCTGAAACCGTGAATCCTTCTAATATAGCGTCTTTAACAATGCTATTACTAACACTAATAGTGGCCTCTCTGGCATCTATATCAATTAGTCCTGCACAAACAGAAGTATCATAGGCTTCGCATTCTGTATGATACTTAGTTGCTAACTCATACAATCTTTGATCTCTAGACGTTATCGAAAAACTGCCTAATAATTCGGCTTCATATTGTTTTTG